TTTTAAATACACAATATAAATTATCCCGATTAGGAATAAATTAGTCGTATAATATACTTGTTAAATTGAGAAAATGCTTTAATTAGCAAGGAAAAATAAAATGATAATAACTAAAGAAACAAAAAATTATAAACACCATATATTTAATAATGTTCTATTATTAGCCGAAAAAGATATTTGGAATGTTATTTTTGCAATAACAAATGAATTTGGTATTGAATATGTTCCTAGTCCTATTGGTGGTGAAAAAGTATTCATTAATAAGCTTGTTGAATTAAGAACAAAACAAGTAGAAAATTCATAATGAGAGACAAACAAAGACAAAAAGTCTATGACTGGGAAGATTCTCAGTCATGGATGGTTAAGAAAAGTTATCTTACTCAAGATCAATGTCATAAAGTAATTAAAAAATTAAACAAAATTTTTAAACGTAAAATAACCCTTAGATTTAAAGATGGTAATGGTAAATGTTTTGCCAATCGCTATGAGATTGTTATAAGAAATAAATGGGGTAGATCTTATGGAGTTTTATTACATGAATATGCTCATCATCTCAGTTATGATGGACATGGTCGTGAATTTGTTTCAGAGTACTGTATGCTTTTACATTACTTACATCCTGATCAGCCATCCTTTAAAGATTTGGTTGCAAGTATGAATCAAGCCAATGTTGAGTTTAATGATTTTGAAAGAACCGCCTGTAAGAAAAGATTAAGTAAAAGACACAAACCATTTCAATCTGTATGTACTACTCCTATACCTGAACCTAAAAAATATATTAAGAAAAGAACTTCACCTAAACAAAGGGTGCAAAAACTTTTAGAAGAATGGGGTGATTATTATGATGTAGCAGAATATGACCATATAGAATTCAAATATGTAAACATTAATGAAAAAGAATATATGCCTGAATGTTGGACATGGAAAGAAGTTGAAGAATGTCTACTTGAAGCAATTGAACAAAAACTACATTTACACGAAGATTATCAATGGGAGGAAGAATAAATTAGTATAAAATTATTATCCCGATTAGGAATAAAACAGTCGTATAATATGATAATAACAATGATAAAACGCTTTAATTAGCAAGGAAAAATAAAATGACAAACCAAGAAAAAAACCAAACATTACAAACTCTAAATGAGATAACTCTTTTATTAGCAGAAGCTAGATTAAAATACTTAGAAGAATTGCCACAAAGTGCAAGATCTAAATATTGTATGACTTATTCTGATATGACTAAAGCAGAGGCAAGTCTAATTAACTTACCTTATGAATTATTTGAAAAGGAGGTTAAATAATGGAAAAAGAAATTAGTAAATTTGATATTTATTCTAATATTAGAAAAAAATATATTAGTTTATGTATTGGAACTATAGTTTTAAATTTACATAATGAAAATGTAAAGCCTTTAAATAAAACTGAAATAAAATATTTAACAAATTTCTTTTCAAACATTTGTTTTAATAAAAAAATGGCATCTAAAGGTGAATGGATGTCAGGAAGTATGTATGCAATTAATAAAAAAAATAATGTTGATTTTATGGCTGATTATGTAGGAAATAAATGGACTACATATTGTAATTTAAATCAAAAGCTAAACATATTTTATATAGATAGTAATGATTATGGCACAAAAAATCCATGTGTAACTTTAGGTGATATTGTCTTAGAAAAAATTACTAAGAATATGTATAAAGAATTAGAAAATTTATATAAGTAATAGACATATTTTTCCTCATTTACGAGGGAGTTTTAAGTCTTAAAATAATAAAACTCAAAAATACAAACAGACTTTACTAGTATTTCAAGCTGTCGTTAAACAAATCAAACTAGTTTTTATAAGGAGTAATTATGTCAATAGAATGTTTAAACCAAGCTTTAAAAATAGAAGGATTAACACCAACAAAAAAATTAATATTAGTTTTATTAGCAAATTATGCCGATGAAAAAGGAACTTGTTATCCATCATATAAACATATAGCTAAAATTATTGGATTAAAAACTGTAAAAGGGATCCAAAAAGCTATAAAAGAATTTGAAGAATTGGGTTTGTTAAAAATAGAACATAGAATATTAGAAAATGGTAGTTATACATCTAATAAATATCATTTAATGTTGGGTGGGTTCTTAAAAGACCCTACCCCCATAAAAGTACCTAGTCTAGGTTCGTCAGAGACTAATAATACTAAAGATAATACAAAAACTATAAATGTTAATTTAGATATCTTTGAAGAATTTTGGAAAATATATCCAAGAAAGATTGGTAAAAAATCTGCATTAAAAATATTTTATAAATATGACGAAAAAAATTATAAAAAAATTATATTTGGTGCCAAATGTTTTGCTAAAGAAAATATAGAAAATGATATTAAATATATACCACATCCTACTACGTGGTTAAATCAAGAAAGATGGGTTGATTATTTTGAAACTGATAAATATGGAAATATTATTCAACCTAAACAAATTAAAAAAATAAGTAATTTAGCAGGATAGTTTTGAATAAATAAAAATAATCGTAGTATTAATAAAAATTACAGGAGTAATATAATGACAATAGAACAAGCTATTAGAGAAAATGATTTAGTTTTAAAACATCAGCAAATTGGTACACAAAAAGTTAAATGTCCAAAATGTCAACCACCACATAATCCAAGAGATAATCCATTATCAGTAACAATTAATGAAGATGGAATTGTTTGGAAATGCCATCATTGTGATTGGACTGGTGGTAAAACTACAGGACATATATATAGACCATATAATAAACCTTCTTACATTGCACCTGAGCCACCACAAATTGATTTAAATAATTCTAATAGTATGTATACCTATTTTAAATCTAGAGGCATTACAAAGGATATAGTTAATAATTATAAAATATTTCAAGAAAATTATTGGTTTGGTTTTCAATATTTTGATGAAAATGGTCAATTAACAAATATTAAATATAGAACAGCTGATAAAAAATTTAGACAATCCGCCAATGCTAAATCAATTTTATATAACTATGATCGTATATGTAATGCGGAAACAATTATATTTACAGAAGGTGAAATGGATGTATTAGCTTTAGCTGAAAGTGGATTTAATAATGCAACAACTTTACCAAATGGCGCACCAAAAGAATTTAAAGGTGAAAAAAATGATGCAAGATATAAAGCATTAGAAAATTGTAAATTAATTGCTAAAAAAATAATCCTATTTACTGATAATGATGAAGCAGGAAAAGCTTTACATAAGGAACTATTACATAGATTCGGTAAAGATTTATGTTGGTATGTAGAAATACCCGATAACTGTAAAGATGCTAATGAAGTTTTATTAAAATATGGTGCATTAAAATTAAAACAAATTATTAATAATGCTATTCCATATCCTATTAATGGTTTATATACAGCAGGTGATTATTATCAACAAGTAAATGATTTATATGATGGTAAATATGAAAGACCAACTACTATAGGTTTAAAAGGATTAGATGATATATATAAAATAATGACAAGTACATTTCATGTAATAACAGGTATACCAAATCATGGTAAAAGTTTATTTTTAGATCAAATATTAATTAAATTAGCAGAAGATAATGATTGGAAATTTGCTATATTTTCTCCTGAACATTCTACTTCAATGCATATAAGACGATTAGTCCAAATGTATATAGGTAAAAATTTTGATGAAGGTTTTAATGACAGAATGACAAAAGCAGAACTAATTAAAGGTTTACATTTTATTCATAATCATTTTTATTTTATAGAAACAAAAGATAGCATTCCTTCAATAAATTTAATTTTAGATATAGCTAAAAGCGCAGTATATAAGCATGGTATTAAAGGTTTAATTATTGACCCATTTAATGAAGTTTCAGCTATTAGATCTGGAAATCAAAGAGAAGATGAACATATAAGAGATTTTATATCCTTATGTAAAAGATTTACTAGAATATATGAAATAGTTTGTTGGGTTGTTGCTCATCCAACTAAATTACCTAAAACAAATGAAGGTTCATATATGCCACCAACTGCATATGATATAAGTGGCGCGGCTCATTGGCATAATCAAGCAGATGCTGTTTTAACTGTTCATAGAGATTTTGATGAAAATACAACAGAGGTAATAACAAGGAAAATTAGAGAACAAGATTTATATGGAAAAATAGGTAGTGCTAAATTTTCATATAATTTAAAAAATAAAAAATATGAACCATATACAGAAATTGATGAATGGGAAGATTGGAATGATTAACCAATAAATTCAAATGAAGCTGTTAATCTATCAGAAGATATAGATTTGTTCATTTTAGCTATATCTTTTCTAATACCAATAGTTTTGCCTCTTTCTTTATTAGTTCTTGAAGGTTTTCTTGTCATTATCCAATTTTTACTTGCAGTTAAACCATGTATAAATGATGGAGAACTTGTTACTAATCGCATTCTAAAACCATTATTAACATAATCTTTTGCTAACACAGACATAAATCTACCACCTAATCCTATGCCTTGATAATCGGGTTTAACAACAATTCTATGTATTCTTTTAAAATTAGATACTTTTGGATGTGGAAAATGCAAAATAGAACACCAAGCAACAGGTTCATTTCCTATTTCTGCAATATATTTATGAGAAGATACATTATGTTTAGCACTTAAATAATGAAACTCTTTAAATAATTCCCATTCTTGTTGCTCTGCTTTTCTGATATTGACTTTAATTTTTGGTCGCCGATGTAACCCCCTATAAAATTCTTTTTTATTTGCATCGTATACCCAATCAGGCTCTAACCATTCTTCAATATCAAAATGGCATGATACAGCTATAAATTGTTTATTTTCTTTTCTAATAAATTTTTGTATAGCTGAGCTTCCTATTTGTGCTACTTGTCTATCAACAACAGATGTAAATTCATCATATATAACAGGTTTATTACTTTCTAATATTAATCTAGCCAATTCTGCTCTCATTTTTTGACCATTTGATAATATATTAAAAGGTTTTAACCAATCAGGTGGTGATGCAAATCCGACTTTTGATAATGCTTCTGTAATTTCTTTTGGACTTAAATCATTAGAAAAATCGTCAATAATTGTTTTATCTGACCATTTAAAACCATTAAATAATTTAAAATCCTTAAATACATTTTTAGCTATAGTCGTTTTACCTGAACCACTAGAACCAACAATTAAACCTACATTCCAATTTATATCTTCAATAGGTATATTTACATCAAATTCTTTTTTAACAATTCCTGCATCATAATCAAAAATACCTTTAACTTTTTCAACTCTAAAACTACTTGGAATTTTATTTTGTACTACAAACTTTGAACTTGGCATTCATACCCCTTTTCTTGTAATTCGTTATATGTTTTTTCTTGGTGATTTTCATCTTCACAATTAATAATTACATTAAATACTTCTTTATATTCTTGTTCTTGTAATTCAGGTTCAATCAATTCTAATCCATCAATAATATTTGCTAATTCTTGTTCATTAAATCCTAATAAATTTAGATCTATATCATCAGCTATAGTCATAATTTCATTTTTTAACATTTCAAAATCCCAACCTGCATTCATAGCAAGTTGATTATCAGCAATAATATATGCTTTTTTTTGTTCCTCTGATAAATTATTTAATACAATTGTTGGAACTTCTTTTAAATCTAATTTTTTAGCCGCTAATAATCTTCCATGACCTGCAATAATTAAATTTTTATTATCAATTAATATTGGATTTGTAAAACCAAATTCTTTAATTGAATTAACTATTTGTGTTATTTGTTCTTCGCTATGAGTTCTTGAATTATTTTCGTATTCTTTTAAATCATTAATTGGTATATTAATTATCTTCATTTTCTATTCTCCAAATTCTACCTTCAAAATTATCATCATTATTTAATGTTTGTGATTTAATAAAAAAATGACGTCTCAAAAAACTAAATGCACCTAAAAAATCTTTTTTATTATCAAATAAAATACTATCTCCAATTTCCATTTTTAATAATGAATCGTATTTACTTCTTGTTTTTGGCAATGGTATATCTTTATCTATCTTGTACATAATTAACTGGTTTTATTCCGTAAAAATCATTAGGTTGAACTTCGCCTTCTGTTATTTCATATAAAATTAACATTTCTTCTTTTCTTGGTATTCTTATATCAAGAATCCACTTAGCTAATGTAGATTGAGGTATTTTTACATCTTTAGCCATTTCTATTAAATCTATAAATGACTGTTGTGTAAAATTATGTTTTTTTAAATATTTTTGTAATTTCATTTAATACTATTAAATATTCCATTTATGAATTATAATTCATATAGTTTGTAATGAGAAGTTATAAATTAATAATAAAATTGAGGAAATAAAATGAGTAGTAATAATCCATTTGATAATCATGATATAGAACATTTATCAGCATCATCAATAAATACATATATACAAGACCCTTGTATGTTTATATTACGTTATTTATTTAAGCATAAAAGCTCTAGTAATCCAGCTATGTGGAGAGGTACAGTAGTTGATGAGGGAATAGGTGATGCATTAACAACAAAAAAAACAACAAAAAAAATAATTAAAAACGCCATTTCTAGATTTGATGGATTATATGAATATACAGCCAAAGATTATGAAGTTAATACAATAAAATTAGAAAAAGAAAGAGATTTAATACCTAGATATTTAAATACTGCGATTCCGTATTATCAAAATATCGGTAAACCAATTTCCTATCAAAAGGAAATAAGATTGCAAATAGATAATATTCCAATTGATATTTTGGGATATATTGATTTGCAATATGAAGGATTAGTAAGAGATATAAAGACAGTTAGTCGTTTACCTAGTGCTATACCTGATACTGTTAATAGACAGTTATCTATATATGCTGTAGCTGAAAATTGTGATGCTATAGTTGATTATGTATATGTAACTTCTAAAAAAGCAGAAATGATAAGTATGCAAGTTGAAAATATTGATGAGCATATTAACACTGTAAGAAATGTAGCTTATGCAATTATGAATCTACTTTCTTATTCAAATGATAAAAACGAAATAGCAAGTTTATTTTATCCTAACTATGACTCTTGGTTATGGGGTAAAGATGAAATTAAATTAGCTAAAACCATATGGAGATGATATGAAATTAAATGAAGTAATAAATGAAATAGCAAATTTGCCTAATGAAGATAAGGTAAATATAAGAGGTAAGTATTATACAACTGTAGATACACGCTTACAGGCGTTTAGAAATGCTTTTGGAACTAATGCCAATATAACTACTGAAATTGTTATTAATGATTTAGAAAGAGTTGTTGTTAAAGCAACTGTTTCTATTTATCAAGATGGTATTTGGAGAGATATTGGAAATGATTTTGCAGAAGAATTTAGAAATCAGGGTCCCGTTAATAAAACTAGTGCATTAGAAAATTGTACTACATCAGCAATAGGACGAGCTTTGGCTAATTGTGGTCTTGGTGGTGGAGAATATGCATCAGCTTTTGAAGTAGATAATGCAATAAATAGCAAACAATCAGCACCTGATTTAAATTCAGGATTTGTTGTTTTAAATAATAAAGCTGAAAAAATTGCTCATACTGATAATGTTTCTGATTATTTAAATAAATTAAGAGAAGTATTAAAAGACCCAAGTAATGTTTTACATCAAAAAACTTATCTTCAAAATGAAGAAAGAATTAAAAAAGCATTTAATGATACAAATCCTTCAAGTAAAGAAGCAACAGCTTTTGAAAAATTAATTAAAGCATATGAAAAAGCGTAAATTAACTTTAGATGATTGTGTTTATTTATGTATGAGAGATGGTAAATGGTGGACTTTTTGGAAACTACAACAAAAAATAAAAGATAAAACTGGTAATTTTTTTGGAGAGCCATCAATTAGTGCCGCAATACGTGATCTTAGGAAAGAACCACAAAGGGTAAAATATGATTTACCCTTATATGGTGAAATAGTTGAAAAAAAAAGAATGTTTAATAGCAAAGGCTATGAATATAAATTAAATATAAAAGGAGAAATAAAATGAATGATAAATATGAAATGAAAGAAGGACAAGGTAGTCTTTGGCATGAAAATAATTGTAAAGTTATTAGAAAAGGAAAAATTAAAATAGATGGACAAGAAAGATATTCATCAATTTTAGAATATACAAATAATAATGGCGAAAAAAAATATGAATTAGCTATAAGTGCAGGAATTTTATATATTAATAATCCTGAAGATAAAAAAAGTGAAAAAAGTCCTGATATTGGTGGTGCAATAACTTTTAATAATACCAAATTTACTTTTGGTGGTTGGAGAAATGTTAGAGACAATGGTGAAGAATGGACTGGAGTACAATTAAAACCAAAGGATGAAAAACCATTTCCAAATAACTATGATGATAACGATGCACCATTTTAAATGGCAAAAAGAATAATAGATAAAAAACATCTTGCTTATGTGAGAACCTTGCCTTGTTTTATACAACGGGCAGGGTTCTATGCTTGTAGTGGGAACACAGAAGCACACCATCTTTTAAAACCTGAAAGTGGTATGAGAGGATTTGGTTTAAAAGCACACGATTCTGAATGCATACCTTTATGTAGATATCATCATTCTTTACTTCATACTAAATACGGTGATGAACATAAATTCTTAAAAAAATATGGATACAGAAAAGATGCGGCAGTTAAATATGCTAAGCAATTATACGAGGAAAAAGATCCATATATTGATGATAATTCAAATTTACCATTTTAAAATATTATCCCGATTAGGAATAAATTAGTCGTATAATATATTAGTTAAATTGATAAAGTCCAAAAGGACAGGAGAAAATAAAATGATAAACTACTTAACTAAAAAAGAATACACAGGTCAAAATATAGAAATATTAATGGCTAGTGGATATGAAGAAGGAGATTCATTCCTTACTTTTAAACAAGCACTTAAATTAGATGGAGTTAGTGGAAAAACTTTAAAAGGTTTAAAAAAATGTGCAACTTTAATGTTTGTTAAAGAATATGAAGATAAAGAAACTGGAAAAATGGTTAAAAAACCAAAATACTTTTCAGTATTTGACGCTAAACAAATTCTAGCAAGAATTGAAACTAACAAGGCATCTTAATTGATGCCTTTTTTATATAAGGAAATAAAATGAAAAAATTAGATTTAATATTAATTGATCCATATGATGAAAGTATTAGCAGAGTTGATATTGATGGTAGCTTAAAATCTATATACGAAGTTCTACAATGTAGAGTTATAGATATTATGAATCTTGGCGAAAACATTGATTTAATAATGGATGATGAAGGTCGCCTAAATAGTAAAAATAGATGGTTTGCATGGGGTGGAAATTCTTTTGCAGGTAGATGTCTTGTAGCAAGTCATAATGATTATGGTGATACTGTTTCATGTCCTTTACAAATATCACAAATTAAAAATTTAGAATTTTTAGAAGAAGGATATTCAGAAGAACCACAAATGGAATTTATAAAACTATGAGAGTTAAGATAAAAAATACAACCATATTTGGAACTTTTATTGGTTATGACAAAAAAGGTAAAGCAATAATAGTTGATGAAGAAACAAATAAATTAAAAAAATATAACAAATCACAAATAATAAAAACTTTTGAAAAAGGAGAATAAAATGATAAAAAAAAATATAGATAAAATTAATGCTAAAGGTCTTATTGATTTAGCATTAATATTTGCAAGAAATAATAGTAATGAATTTTTTAAAACTGATTTACTTAAACAAACAACATATACGCATAAAGATATTGAAACTCTTACTAACAATTATGTGTTAAACAATTTAATAAGTTTGGAGGATAAATAATGAAATATGAAGTATGGGTTTATTTAGAATCAGAGGGTTTTTGGTGGAAGCACATGACTACACCAAACAAACAACAAGCAGAAACAAAAAAACAAAAACTTATTACACAAGGGCATAAAGTAAAACAAAGTATAAATTACATAGGAGTTGATAATGTTTAGCACTAAAGAAGAAATACAAGAATTAAATGATACATTAGGTGAACTTGATTTATGGGAGTATAAGACCTCTAAGAGTAAATTAATTGATTTAATAGTAAGGCATGAATTATATAATATAAGCTTAGGACAGACTCCTGAGGTGGTTTTAGAGTTATATATACAACATTTAGAGCAACAAGAAGAAAATAATTATAGACAAGGATTAATTTAATGAAAAAGTTTTTTAAAAAATTAGATAAAACAATAGATAAACTTTATAGACCTTTTGCAAATTGGTTAATTAGTTTAAATAAAAAAGAAGATATTGATTGGTTAAACATGCATAACAATATGATAGAGGAAAATAAAAATGAAAGACTTTGAAAAATTACTTAAAGATAAACTTGAAAAGGATGGTATTAATAAAGAATGGATGGAAAAACATTTAATTATTGATACTATAACTAAAGAAGATATTGAAGAATTTAAAAAGGGGGATAAAGATGAATGAATTTAACTATGATGATGAAGCACCTTATGGGGTAAATTTTAATAGATGGTATCATGCTAATACTATTGAAAGAGAAATGTTTAAAGAAGAAAAAATGCCTTTTGATGAAGCTGAACACACGTTTAAAAAGATGTGGGGATACAAACAACTAGAATCAAAGGTTTTTATTAATTAGGAAAAATAATGTTAAAATTTTTAAGTGGAGCAGATATAGAATTTTTAAAAAGATCAATAAGGTTTTTTGATAAGAATAAAGAATTAAGTCATCGTGATAAAAATAGAGTAGATTTTTTATTAAGTAATTTAAGCAAAGATGAAACTATAGAAATATTTACTGATATTGTGATGAATTATGAAAAAACAAAAAATCCTTTAAATGATGGTGATATACACTAATTGGACTTTTCAGAACTATATTTAATATTCAAACCACATAAAGTACATAAACGATTCTTTTCATCTAAACCTTTTTCTGTAAGTTTATAATTTTGACCTTCTACTTTTATAAAACCTTCACCAATTAAAGCAGTTAGATTTTCACTAGGTATATCATCTCCAAACATTATTGCTAATATTCCACCTAGTCTTTTTGTTTGTGTTTTACTTAGAGCCATTTTTATTTTCAGTATCTACTATTTTTTTAAGATCATTGATATTAATTTTTTTCTTACCAAATATCTTTTCCCAGTTAGTTAAATAAGCCTTATCATTACCTTTTTTTCTACGAGAGCCTTTACCCCCATGCCATTGATCAGACATTACTCCAATCTAATCCTGCAAATAATAATGCTTCTGCTTCCCTTCTTCTTATTAATCCTTGTAACACTTTACCACCTGCTTTATTCCATCTTTTAATTTGTGCAGGTACATCTTCATATGCACCTTTGTTTAAAACTTTAAGCATAGTGGATGCATTTAAATTTGCACCACCTAAATTAAATGTCCATGAAACTAATGAATCAAATTGATGCTGATGTAATGGAACTGTAACAGCTTTTTTTACTGCGTCTTCATAAACTTCTAAATCAGTTAATAATATAGAATCTGCTTCTTCTTGTGTAATCTCTTGGTGTTCTTCTACAAATTTTGTATGTCCATATCCTATAGTCCAAACATCTGCGGCACATTTGTATGATTTTAGTTCACATCCTTCAAACTTCTTTATAAGTGCTATTCCTTCTTGTGATATTTTCATATTATTCTCCCCATGTTCCGTCTTTTCTAACTTTAGCTGTTTTTTTACCACCCCAGTATTCAACTGCGTGTCCTTCTTGTACGAGGGTTTGGCAAATATCTTTTTTACCTTCTGTAAAAGGTGTTGCGAGAATCCGTCCATATTTTCCTTTACCATGTGATTGAATTACTAATTTTTCAGCACATAGTTCTTTAAGTCTTTCTTTAGCTTTAAGTCCTAGTGCTTTTTCTTCTAAATTTCTTGTTCGTGATTCAGGGGTATCAATACCTGCTAATCTGCATCTTTGTTTATGTAGCTTTACGTCAAAGCCTAAATCTAAAGTCACATCTATGGTGTCTCCATCTATTACCCTCTCTAGTATAGCGTTGTATACAAATGGTGTGACTAATTCAGACATAGCTTATTGCTTAGCCTTCCCAATATTGATTGCGGCTATTTCAAGTATCTTATATAACTTGCCAATCAATTTATCATCCTTTGGTGTTGGAGTAAGTGAGCAAATAATACTTGCACCACAAACAACACCAGTGATAATTCCTAGCCATTCTCCTATCATTCCTAACATATTAATCTCCTATATAATGAATGAATCTAAATAGTAGCAAATTATTTGCTTTCTGACACCTTTTCTTTAGGCTCATCTTTTTTGTCATATTCTCTATAGAATTCAATAATGTGTAATGTTTCTTTAATATAGCGTTTGATCTCTGCCATATTCATAGATAGGTTTTCATAATCTTTAGAGGTTAAAGAATAATATGCTGTTTCAGGTGCAGAGCCTGTTTCTAAATCTGAAAGGTACTCTTCCATTATACGAGGGGTTAGAATTTCCCAGTCAATATCCGCCATATTAAGTTCTATTGGGAGTGGCGGGTGATACATAGGGGATGGCTCTGCAACTGTTATTACTTCCACAGGCTTAGTTTGTGTTGGTATCATAGAACACGCTGTGAAGTAGAAAAGGGTAAAACTAACTATTAGTAGATTTTTCATTATCAAATTGATTAGGATTAGTTAAATCTATAAGGTCTTGTTTGACCTGTTTAGTTCCTTTATTGACTATTTTTTCTATTAGCTTTGGTTTGGCTAAAGCTAAGTTATCAAGATCATGTTTTGCAAAAGTGTTTTTTAGTTTATTTACTTCTCTTTGTGCTTCTTGGTTCTTTGCAGTTAAAACATTAACTTGTTCTTGTGTTTGTTTTTGTTTAGCTATATGTTGCTTTATAGAATCGTTTTGTTCTTTGATAGAGCTTTCTAAGGCTATTTGATTGCCTTTTAAAACTGATATTTGATCTTGGAGTCTATCAATATACCAAATACTACTTGATGCTGTTGCTATTAACAGTCCACCAAGTATTAATGATAGTTTGAATCCCATGTATACACCTGTAACTTATTACTCTTTCCTTTAGCTTCTATTGGGTCTAAAGGTATTAGATCAAATTCTATCGCATTTTCTGTACTTTGACCAATTAACAAATCAACACCTGCATTTTTTGTACCTGATTCAAGTCTTGCTGCAACATTAACAGCATCACCTATAGCAGTATAATCAAATCTATTTTGACTACCCATGTTGCCTATAACTGCATACCCAGTATTTATTCCTATTCCTATAGCAACTGGACTTATTCCTTGATCAGCAAGAACATAATTTAGTTCATGCATATTTTTTTTTATATCTATAGCACACAAAAGAGCTTTTTCTTCATGATTTTCTAAATCTAAAGGTGCATTGAAAATAGCCATCATTGCATCTCCAATATATTTATCTACCATTCCGCCATGTGCTTGAACTGCTTTTTGTTGTGCAGTAAGTGCTTCATTCATAATGTATGTTACTTGTTTAGGCTCTAATGATTCTGATAAAGCAGTGAAACCACGAACATCTGTAAATAAAAATGTTGCATAACGTCTTTCACCACCAAGTTTTAGTAAATTAGGATTGTCTTGCAATTTTTTTACCTGTCTAGGGTCTAAATAATGTTCAAACTGTTTTTTAATTTGCTCTCTTAGTTGCCATTGCTCTCTAAATCGTAAGTAAAATGCTGTTGCTCCAGTTATAAATTGTGAAATTAGCGACCAAGTAACATCAATTAAGATTCCTCTGTGTATAAGTGCATATCCTGTATAAGCTGTGGACAACATAATAATCAAAGCTAATACTAAACCCCAAGTAATACCAAAAGCGTTTAATACAATCCATATGATGCTTACTGATACTAAAAATATAAGTATTTCTAAAGCTATAGCCCAATCAGGTATATAAGGGCTATCTTGTATTAAGATTGATTCTGCTAAAGCTGTTTGAATCTTATGTGGCTCTAGCAAACCAACAGGAGTAGCTACTTGTGGCATAACACCGTTAGCTGTAACACCTATAAATACAAACTTACCCTCTACATTCATTTCTTGTAAATCTGTTTGCGGTGTATCTACCCAACTTATCCACTTACGACCAAGACTATCTGTTTTAACAGGCGGTATTCCTCTTATTGATATTTCTTCTATACCATTATCATTAGTTTTTATAATGTAAGTTTTTACATCAAACAATGCTTTATAAATTTGTGTTCCAAATGAAGGTATCCATTCGTTTTCAGGTGTACTTACAAGCAGTGGGATTCTTCTTACAAGAAGATCAATTTCAGTGGGAGCAATGGCTAAACCTTGCAATGTAGTATTTGATAAGGTGTTCAGGTTTTCCTTGACTCCCATACTTACTATACCATTAACATTATTACCTTTGACAACCGTTCCTGTAGATTTAGGGTAATTATTTTTACCATCTTCAAACATAGCTATAACAGAAGGTGCATAGCCTAATGTAGTTGCAAAGACCTTATCTCCACCCATTCTATCTGCTTGGGGAAAGGACATAACCCAACCAACACCAATAGCACCACGATTTATAAGTTCTACTTGTATTTCTGCTAATCGTCTTCTTGGTAAAGGATATCCACCTTCGTTTTGTATATCTTCTTCTGTAATATTTAAAATTACAAAATTTCCTGATGGTTCTTGCGGTTTAACCAAAGTATCAAATGTTCTAAGTTTTATTATTTCAGTTGGTGTACTTTGAAATATAAGCGGCAGTGATAATAGTAATAATATTGGTATTATAATTTTTTTCATTAGTTGTCTTGTGTAATTTTAATTGTACTGCCTTCACCACCATTAATAGTGACTACATTAGATACGCCATCTTGAATAAAGATAACTGTATAACTTGCATCACTATCTATATCAATTCTAGCTGTATTATTTACACTTCTAAGTAAAGTAAGCTTTTCACCTGTGTAAAAGGTTGTTATTTGCGTTTCAAGGTCTTGACCTAATTTTGTACCTCTTATATTTGTTTGCGTTGCATCTGCTAGAAGGTCTGCTTCTTTAGCAACTTCAAGTGCATCTATAACATCAAGTAAATCTTCTAAGAAGTTAACATCTAAGAAGTTAATATCTAACTCTGTAAATTCTAGACTATCATCAGATAAAAAATCTTCATCAAGGTAATCAATATCTAAATCATTAAAATCTAGGATGTTTTTTTTCTGTAATACTATTTCCTCACCTTCTATGATTTCTTCTTCAGGCGGTGTAACAATTAACATATTATCTATAATATCTAATGTTAAATCTAAGATTACAGGTTTACTTGGTGCATTCTCAAATACAGACACTGTAGTTGCTTGAAAAGGTTTGTTTAAAAGTACGCTACCAGTCGCTGTAATAACCTCTATTTCACCGCTAGATAGTCCATAAGCATCAGGCAACAATATAATTAAACTACGTCCTAACTCATCTACAGTAGCTGTGAAATCTGTACCTCTTATGGCAATATTTGCAGTTGGGGTTTTAAGTTTTATATTTTGCTTATCAATTCTATTTAGATTGCCTGTTATGAATCTAGCAGTGCCTAATCCAAAGGTAAGAGCCATTTTAGATTTTGATGGGTTAGGGTCATAGATATATTCATCTATAAGTAGTTCAGAATGTTCTGTAAGCCTTACAGTTGAATTATCAAGAAATGTAATAGCCATACGACCATTAGTTGTAATAGCTTCATCATTGCTTTGTATACCAAGCTTTAATGCAGCTTGTAATGGCTCATCTCTTACTATTTGTGCGAACCCGTTAAGTTCTGATATATCTCCTATATCAGCAACCTGTGGAAGTTCCCCCATCATTTTGAGTGATACAAATATTAGAGTTAGATGTAGTAGTTTCAATTTTTAACCAATCCCTAGCCAATGTGCTTGACTGTATGATGTTTAAAGTATTATTGCTTCCATCAAGATCAAGATAAAAATATCCTGAATCAGATGATGTATTTCCTGAGTAACCACTACCTGTAAAGTTAATAGTATTTGTACTTCCATTTACATCCACATTATTAATAGCATTTGCATAATCAATATCAAAGTCAAATTGATTAGAATCTCCTGTAATAATCCAATCTAGATCAAGATATGATGAATCAGCATTTTCTGCCACTTCTAAATCAAAGGTATTACTACCACCTGTAATATCAATATTCATATTTATATAATCAGCACTAATTAGACCAGTGCTATTCATAAGAATATCCATAACATTACTATCACCATCAAATTCAAAGAAACCAGTGAAATTATCACCGTCAATGCCATCTGATCTAAATATATTACTAGAACCAATTTGATTGATATCAAGTGTCATAGTTATACCATCAAGGTCTAGAGCAGTCATTGTTCCTGAAACAGCAGAAGTCCCGCCTATAAGGTTAGAACTACCTAATTGTTCAAGATCAATACTTGCAGTATTTCCACTTTGGTCTACATATATTTCGTTATCCGCGTATGTTAGCAATGCACTCAGCATCACAAACAGGCTCATTAATTTTATTTTCTTCATATTTCCAGTATCCTTTATCGTAACCGATAATAATAAGTTCTAATACAGCACCTTCAATTGCTTTCATTAAAGCAATAGTTGTACTCTCGTTGCGTGAAACTCCAAATTCCACTTCAACTAACTCAGTACCCATTTCTATGAATTTAAACACATCTTGTGACTGTCCGTAACTTAGTATTGTCTTATTAGACATAACTTCTACCAGTATCTCACCAGTAGCTACAGAAACCATTCTAAGGCTTACTGTGATAGTATCTTCACGATACTGAACACTTGTGCCTATTCCTAAATATCTTGCACCTGCACCACCTGTAATAAGATTACTATCATACGATACAACAGCACCTTCTAGCAATACACCTGCAAATAGCAAGGGCATGATCTTATTTTCGTTTTTTAGTTCTTCTCTTGTGCTTCTTATGATTTGTCTTTCTTTTGTTAGGTTATCAAGACCAACTCTTTCAACAACTCTAAAAAATTCACCATTACTTGCGTGTTTCAATGCTCTTATTAGTAAATTACTTGGTGCTTGAGTTATAGCACTAGAAAATAAAGCAAACTCACTATTGCTTTTTCTTTGTCCTGTTTGGTCTGTGAATGCAGTTGGGTATACAGCTACAACTGGTTTTGTTTGTGGTGGTTGTACTTGCAGAAGTTCTTTAGATTGTAACGAATAAATACTGTGTTTATCTTTGAAATTTATTTGTTTTCTAATTTGCTCTGTGTCTTCATAAACATCAAGCAAAGAACAATTAGAAAGTAAAAGAACCAATAGGCAAGGTAATAATTGTTTCGTTTCCATTTGCATCTGTTATTTTTAATGTTATGAACTCACCATCACTGGTATATTCAATTATATTTCCCTCTAATTCTATTGTTCCTGAATCACTTGGCGTTTCACCAAATAAATTTTCTACTAATTGTCTTGATAATTGTGCATAGATTCTACTTTCTAGGTTTCTAATAAACCTTGCAAGGGTTGTATTCTCTGCATCTCTTGCTAGTTCTTCTTTATAAGCTTTTATTTCTGCACGAATAGCTTGTTTACGATTGAACTCTTGATTTTCTATAGTTAAATAATGACTTGATGTATTAATTCCGTTAAAGGATGGAGATTTAAACTTATGTACTATTTGGTCTGCTGTAGCACTTTGTATAAATATTCCTAGAATAAGAATTATACCTACTATAGATACCCATTTAATTATAGTATCTTTTTCAGCTTCTTCTTTTCTTTTAATTAATTCAGCTTTACTTGGTCTACCTCTTTTTTTAGTCTTTTCTTTGGTCATCTCTATCCGCCTTAGCAATTTTACTGCTATCTATTAGTTGTGGCACTCCAAGAATAGTCTTAATAAGAGTATCTTGCCTTATAATCTCATTGTCTAAACTTCGCACCCTATCAATTAATGCTACCAAAATACCATGTTGAGAATCAAGTTTTGTGCCTAGTCTATCTTCTATAGCAGATATTTGTTCTGCTACTTTGTGATCTACCACATCAAGTTTAGTCTCCATACCATCAACAATACGCATGATAAGTTTATAAATAAACCAACCAAGACCAAGTGAAGCGGCAATAGGAAACCCAACCTCTTGGATAACAGTTATTGCATCCATTTACTTAGATTTCTTTTTCTTTACTTCTTTTAATTGTATTGATAATAAACCATTCTTAGTTGTGTGTGATTCTACTGATCTAAGTTTGCCATCAAGGTTGATCTTGTCACCAACCTCAATAACATTCTTCATCTGTATTTCATTATCTTTAACCCAAGCCAAGAATTTATCTTTATCTACCTTTACGGTTGCTTTGTTCCACATATTAAGCCCAAATTGCAGTACAGATAGTTTGTACTAGAGCATCTTCACCTGTGACATCATCAGTACAATTAAAGTGTTTCACTTTAGTAGCTGTAACTGGTAAATCAGCGTCATCAGAGTCATCAAATACATCATTATAAACCACCATCACTGTAGGTTTAGTTTCAGATACTGTTTCTGATTCAGCATTCACCAAAGGATACGTCTCCACTCTTTGTACTGTTCTAGTTAATGTTATCGCCATTTTTTTCTCCTATATTGTTGTTATTATAAAACTTAGCAATTCGTTATATCTTACACCAAGTCTCGTTTGTTCTACACCATCATCATCAGTCCAAGTGCTAGATATAAACATACCATAGTCACCTGCATCTAATCCTTCTGCTGTAAACGCATCTTGTAAGTCTTGTGCTATGACTCCAAAATGATATCTAGCTGTTTCATCAGAATCAGAATTATCATCTTTTTCTGCTACTGAATCTTGCCATCTAAATCTTCTTATTAAACCTTTACATGCTGTGGCTACTCTTTGCTCTGCATCTGTTAAGACTTGTATGTCTTGTTTTTGATTTCTATCTGAAGTTTGTATAGTGCCATTGGTTGCGTATATGTCATCAAAACGAACTGATGAACTTCCTAAATCAATAGCATTGTCACTATCTGCACCATTTTCATTACAAGGTAAGATAGCTTTATAAGTAATGTAGGATTCAAATTTAAGACCAGTGCTAAAAGTTGCTATAAATATATTAGACTCTGTTTGATCTACATGACCAATTTGCCCTATATTAACTCCTGCATTGTCATTAAATTGTAAATAACGACCTTCATTAGTAGTGCTTGTATTTTTAAGTGTAAGAATAGGATTTGCTGTGCTAGATTTACTATGGTTGGCGGTTATAGTTCCTGCAAAGGTAGAGCCTGTAGTTGTTAAGGTTAAAGGTATTGCTGTTCCAACTTGGAAAAATATATTGCCACCAGTATTGGTATTTTTCATTGAAAAATTGCCATCTTGAGCATTGCCACTACCATATGCAATTAAATAAGCTGTATTGCCTGATAAGGTATCTGTTTGGAAATTTTGTAATGCATAATTTGTTTGTGATGAGCTTCCTACAGTAAGCAAAGTTGCGGCGGTTGTGCTATTTGCTATAGATACAGCACCACTATCAATAGTTCCTATATTGGTTAAATTTCTACCACTGCTTATAATTTGTGTAGAACCCATTTTGATATTGCCATCAATATCAATTTCTAGTTTTGGTGATGATGTGCTTCCATTTGTATAAAGTTGTATTTTTCCTGATGTGTCTCCACCATCGTTATAACCTGCAAGAATTTTTATACCACTATTGCCACTAGCAGATGCACCATTTCTAAGAAGTAAAGTTTCAGAATCATTTTGACCACCTTCATCACCTAAGAAGTGATCGGGTTGTCCAAAAGTAACACCATCTGCTACATGAATACCGCCTATAGTCGCTGTAAATCCTCCTGATGAAGAAGTTACACTTCCTGCAAAGGTGGCGTTTCCTGAATTATCTATAGTAAGTTTAGTAGCCCCATCATTAGTTCTAAAGAAAACAGAACTAGAATTACCATAAGTGTAAAAAAGGTTTCCTGTTGCCCTTATATCAAAATTACTAGATGTTCCAAGAATAGCTCCGCTTAATGATAAACCCACTATATTAGTTAGGTTTCTTGAGGCATCTATTACTGTTGTAGAACCAATATTATATGAACCTGCCCTTACATTGGCAAATCCACTATCTGTTTGATTGTAAATATCTAGACCACCGGTAGTGTTGGCGTTCATTCTTACAATATCGTGTGATGAAGAATATTGAGTGGCATACCATTTATTGTTTTGTAGATAGACACCATAATTTGAATTTGTTGCTGTTCCCCCAACTCCTATTACACCTGAGAATGTAGAGTTACCAGTAGAAGTAATAGCACCACTAGAGATAGTTCCTGCAAAAGTGGCACTACTGGTAGTAAAACTTGCCATTGAGGTACCATTGTCTTTTAGATTTATATCACCACCGTCTGCGTCTAGTGTAATATCCCCTGCAGCATCAATATCAAAAACACCATTACTTTGTACCCTGCCACCAGTACCTGCATCCGTGACTATTCTTACATCATAATCATCAGTAGAAGGTTTTTTAAGGTCAATAAAAGCACCGCTTGAGCCGCCAACTTCTAAAGTTCCATAGCCACTATTATTTACCGCATTAAAATTAGTAGCAGTAATTGCGGCACTACTTGTAATAGCACCACTAGAGATTGTTCCTATGTTGGTTAGGTTTCTACTTGTATCTATCACACCAACAGTTCCAATAGAAAGTGCATATCCTGTTTGTGGCGCACCAACACTAGCTAGGTTTAGATGACCACTGCTATTCATCAACGCTCTATAACTAGTTGCACCATTACCAAAAAATATTCCAGCACCTTCATAGTAGTTTAGGTAAATAGAATTACCTGTTTCTGAATCTATGTGCAAATTACCATTAGTACATTTTAATTCAGCTTTTTTATTAGCAGTAGAACCTGCTAAAAATAGTGAGCCTGTATTAGTAGTGCTTATTGTCCCTATAGTAATGTGGCTTGTAGTATTGATATCCCCACTAGAGATAGTTCCTATATTGGTTAGGTTTCTTGATTGATCTAATATAGTAGTTCCATTTACTTGGATGTTGCCTGATGTATCTATATTGAATCTACGAGCATTATTTGTCCAAAACTCTAATCCATCTGTTGGGTGTATAACAACTAAACTCTTATCATTATTACCAATAGAAATTCCTTTAGAGTTAGCAGTAAATATACCAAAATCATCTGTATTAACTCCCCCATGCATATTTCCTGCAGGTAATCTTGGTTGAAATTTTAGGTTGTAATCTGAACTTGAATTTCTTATCTGTAGAGCAACATCACTAGCACTAGCAGTTGAACTATCTGTTTTTAAAATATGTCCATTGGCATCTGCAGTTGTACCTTCTATTTTACCACTAGAGATAGTTCCTACATC